AGCCTGAGAAACCCGTGCCGCCGCCGCGTTGATCGCGGCGCTACTATCCAGCACACCGGTAGGATCGGCACCGAAGTCCAGCACGTTCGCTACATCAGCGGAGCGATCCTGCGCTGAACGCGACACCGTTCCGCCAGTCGCCGTGTAGTTGAGCGGACCTTGCATCGTCCCGCCCGTGATCGGCAGGAAACTGCCCTCAAGCGTGCTCGCGTCGATGCTGTTCGCGGACACCCACTGCGTACTGCTGCCATCATTATATTGTATGAACAACTGTCCGCTTACATTATCCCACCACAGTGGACCAAGCACATTGCCTGGAGGTGCAGCACCAATATACGCACCAGTCGGCACACCCATGGATGTGAAACGATCAACATACTGTTTGGTAGCAGCATCAAACGCAGCTACAGGATCACCTGCCAGTGTCAAGCGTCCTTGCATCGTATCACCACCACGTGATACACGCTCACTGAATGCAGTATTCAACTTATCCGCACGCAGCGGGTTCTCACCTCGTGTGAATGTCGTGCTCATGCCAGTGGGTCCTGATCCAGTACGAAGAAACTATCATCACCAGTGCCCATGAACTCCTGATCATTGTAACGAGAGCGCGGATCAAGTGGCAACGGGTTCTGTGCCAGTGCACTCTTCATCATGGTCCTGCGCTTCTGTGCCAGCATCTGGAACTTATTCACCTGTGCGGGGATCGTTCCGTCATCAACACAGTACATCCAGCACGCATCGTATTGCAGCATTAACCCATCCAGGTATACCTGATCGGTCATGGCAAAGGGCATCACAGGACGCTGCAAACCAAGGATCACAACACTACCGGCACTACTCTGTGGAAAGACCTTAATTGGTCTGTTGGGGACACTGTAATTGGGCACCATATACATTGCACGTGTGCCACCAGTGATCGTGAACGGGTTGATAGACTGTGGCAACTCCATAACTTTCTTATTCGACCCTCCCGGCCACACAGTCTGGATATCAGCATAATCGCTGATCGGACCAAGCGGACCAATAACATCCGCAGTCAGCATGCCTGTGCTACCATCCAGTGGCACTTCCACATACGCAAGGTAATTGGGCCAGAAGAAGTCATCAAACTCCATCTGGAATGCATCCTGCACATGTTGCAGAATGCGCCCACTCGCATATATCTGCGTAGCTACGCCAGGAACCTGTGACAATTCATTGATCACTGCATTCACAATGCTCGATACAGTCACAGGCATATCGTTCTCCTACATGATTGACGACGCACTGAGGAGGCGGGCCTCAATGCGCCGTCTCTCACTCAACAAGCATGGGGGGAAACTAGGCCGCTGCTTGTCGAAGCCCGTGCAAACCACCATTGTTGCTGGTGTTTACATCATTCACCATGTTGAATGCAGCACTGATAATATTCGTGCCATTCATCGTGGTCGTGGTCGTATACACACCACGTGGATCGTTTGTCGCATTCGTCTGCGGGTCAACCAGACTAGGCCCAACCAATGTGCCAGCAGCAGCAACCACACCGTTGCCTATCTCGTATACGCACCTGATCGCCTTATACGGCAAACCCAACTTAACACTCGTGCCGATGCTGAGTGTCGTCGCAGCAGCCGTAATGCCAGCAGAAGCAAACGACTTGAACGCCTTGTTCCCAATCACTGGTGTTGCACCATTCAGCGTAAGTGCTTCAGCAATCGGCTGGCCCAGATAATCCCAACCAAAGATGGTAACAACGGTTGCGTTCGCACCACTCGCTGCGATTTGGATGCAACGTCCCCATGCATCAGGAATAGCAGCGACACCACTCAGGTCAATCGACGTGATGCCTGTCATGCTGCCAGCATTGAGGATGCTGGTAGTCACAGCAGCCAGCGGTGCACCGAAGTTGACACGCGTCTCGCCATTGTAATTCACATCCGCACTGTATGCCATCGAGGGGCAATACGTATTGATCCGCCGCGGGAAGTTCGTCGGTGTAGCCATCAAGTTGGGCATTACTCAATCTCCTGTCCACTGAGTGTTGCAAGACCACCAGTGCTACGCGCACGTGGCCTGTTATTCTGCGAACGCTCCACGATCTCCTTCGGTGTCAGTGCGATATCAGCAGGCACTTCCTCACCAGAGTTCATATCAACCAAGCGTGGTTGTTCCAGCACGCCAATGCGCCGCAACTGCTCTTCATCATCAGCCGCGACGAACATGCTATGACCTTGCGGGAAGTAGATCATGTAACCATCCTCAAACTCTTCCTTCCTCGGAACGAGTTTGCGAGTGATCACCTCCTTATTCTGCAAAGGTCCAACCTTACGCACATCTTCCTCAATGTGCATGATCATGCGCCAGAACTTACCACTTAACTTCTCAACCTGGAATGCAGGTTTGAAGTCCAAGCCAGATTGGGGCATGACTATGCATCCCTGCTGGAACGCGAACCAGCTTTAGTATCCGCACGCGTGTCATGCTGCACTGTTGCTGCACCACTCAATGTGCTGGGTGGATCAGGTGGAGGCGGCTCAGGCGGAACAATCACATTCACATCAGGACCATAACTCGTTGCATTAGGATATGCATTGAGCACTGCTACATGCTCTGGCGTACCAGCAACAATCTCCTCTTGCCCAGGCATTGTTTCGTCGTAGCCCTCTACCATAGGCTCAACACTCTCTTCAGCAGCGGTACGTCCTTCAACAGCCTTCTTCTGGTTGGCTTTGGCTTCTGCGATAGCCTTATCCCTGGCAGGGTTTGTCTTTGCGTCAGGCATCTTACTCTCCATCAGTTGGTGAGAACTGCGTGTGTGCGGAATGCCCGCCATAGGCACCACTGACCCTGCCACACAACACGGCTCCCAACAGCATCAACATTCCACGGCGCTACCAGTTCCTTCACCTTCATGTTCACACCACGCAACATGTGCAAGCGCAGATAGGTGTCATTGATGAAGTAGGCGAAGTTAACAGGACAGTCTTCGTCATACATCATAGGTATGCCGTTGTGCATGCAACCCTCAAACCCGAGGTCGAACATGCGCTTACCGGCCTTACCTTCACTCAGCGGAATGGTCATTTTGTCACGCACCGCTTGACGATACATCCTGTAGATGTTGCGGCCAGTCAGAATAACACTGGGCCTATCACCTTTCAGTGTCAGATCCATCAGCACATCATCGAACACTTCCTCAATGTTCGTTGAGTCCATACCACCGGCGAACACGTAGGCAGAGGTGCGCCACTGTGGTTGCGTAGCACGGTTGATACCACCGAGTGTCCCAACAAGTGGGTTCGTTGGAATAAGAGAACCAAGCCCAAGAGGATCAGTGCCACCGCCAACAGCATAAAGGTACTGAGAGAACTTGTCCTTGATGCTCTCTTCAAGGACATTCATCTTCTCCTTCATCAGCTTGAAGATGGCTGCGGCTCCGTTGTTCTCATCCTGCTCCTGGTCGGAGATGATGACGCTACCCGCAACACGAGAGTAGCCATATTCAACCGTGTCGAACTCATCGGTCTGGTTGACCGGCAAGGGAGTGTAGTAGCTGTATGACGTAATGTTAGGATTGCGGCCGATTGTAAGAGGGTTGGTGATATTGTATCCGCCATCCTCATACTCCACACGGTCGTTAGCAAACACCCACGCCATCAACGCATTCGACTTGATCGAAGCCATCACCAACTTGCGTCGGCTCTTCGTCAGTGTGCTGTGCAGAACATCTGCAACAGCAGGTATGATTGTTCCAACAGGCATAGCCTACCTCATCAGTTTAAGTTGACACCATGTTCCTGCATCGACTGCCTGATTATATCAGCCCAGGATGCGTTCTCATTGTATTGCGTAACTGCGCCGTTACCCACTGGCGTAGCTTGAGTTGGTTGCACACCACGTCCTGGGATAGGACGCGTTGGTGCAGGTTGCTGTGTCGTCTGCTGAGGGGTAGGCTGCTGCCGCTGTGCTGCGATCTGCTGCTTCAGCGATTGTGTCCAATCCAGTTGGTTCTCGTGTGCCCACCTGATCATCTTGGTATAGGCACTATGGAGGGACAACCCAGGCTGAGCCTGCAACATTTCGGATAGAACGTCAAGGTTCGAATTCGCCTCTTGGTTATCCTCCAAGAATGCATTGATGTCAGCCTCGGCACGTTGCCTTGCTTGCTCCTGTTCGCGCACCTGTGTCTGCTGCTGCGTAATAGGAGACATCTTGTTATCGATCATGCGCTGAATAGCAGCCATATCCATACCTGGAGTAACACCTTGTTCCAGGAATGGAATAGGATAGCCTTTGCTCTTTACTTCAGCAACAAGCGTCTCCAGCGTCTTCACCGGATCACGCATGAACTCAGCCATTATACGAATGGCAACAACCTGATCCTGCGGTGACACGTTCAGTCGTACAGCTTCTTGTGTCACTTCATTGATGCTAGACAACTGACGTGTTGCTTGCTGCAACTGCTGCCTCAGTTGATTGTTCTCGCGCGAGTGTCTTTGTCCTTCCTCATACACACGACGCTCAATACCACCTTTGGCTACAACTCTACCAGTTATAGGGTCTACGAGATCACGTGTATTCGGTTGTTCCGCATTCGGGACTTCTACAAGTCCATCGTGACGACGACGCACTTGTGCAGGCTGTTGTTGTCCAGGCTGTGCACTGGTTTGTCCACCACCTTGCTGCGTAGGCGCAGCACTTGTCTGCCCATCACCACTCGGGGAAGTGTCACCACCTTGTGATGTATCGGTGCCCGTATCAACATCATCATGGATGTCGGGGATGTTACCAAGTATGCTGTCTTCTACTGTGCCGCTCATGCTGCTACTCCCTGCGGACCATTGCTACCCTGGCTCGCTAACATCTGTTTGAATATCTCGGCTGGTGGCACACCTTGCGCCAACGCACCACCGATAGCCTGCAAGACAGGTGGTGGCAATTGCTGCAATATCTGCACAACCTGCGCAGCGATCTGCACACCACCACCTGCTTGCATCGGAGGACCACTATCTGGCGGTGGCGGTCCTCCAGGCGGTGCACCCTGCTGCCCTTGTCCAGGTGCACCACCTTGCTGTGACTGAGCCATCATCTGCACTTCACCAGCGATGCTATCCCAGTCCTCTTTACTGATCACGAAGTCATCGAACGCCTCACTCATCATCTTGAGTGAAACCTTCAACGCACTGGCAGGCGCTGCACGCACATACTGTGCCATAACCTGACCAATCTGCACAGCCTCTTGTTTCTTCTGCTGACTCGTTAATTTCTGCGTCGAGCCCCCAACAACTTGCACACTAAAGGCGGCAAAATCTCGCAAGCTATCAAGAGGACGCCAAAACTCACTAACATCCAGGCCAGTGATTTCATTCACAGTCTGTGCATCCATGAACTTCAAGCACATCTGTGCGAGTTTCCAACCAACATCACCAAGTGCATCCTCAATCGCATCGAGTCGCATGTCAGTGCGCTGGTTTCCTAAACTGGAGTAATAGTCAATGGCCTTATTCGTGGTGTTGGTCTTAAACTCACCACCGCGCTCAACTTCATTCGTTGCAGCGATGCGATCTACGCTCTGATACAAGTCCTTCTTATCGAACAACGGCAAGAACGCCATGCTGGGTGGTGGAATACTAAACACCGCATCGGTACCTTTCATCCCCTCCGGTAACTTGATCGGCGTAGCAGTCGCATCCGGCCCCTTGAGGATGCGATCAGCGATCTCCTGAGTGATCCCCGTCTCTGGATTATAAAATATATTGCGTCTCGCCCAAAGTAGCGCACGACGCTTCTCGTCGTTGATCTCGTTGATCTGGTCTTGCTGGTCGAGGTAGTAGCTGACTTCGCCTTTGGCATACATCGCCACAGGGTTCTCATGAAACCACATAGGCGTGAGAGGAAAGAAGCCTTGTAGACCATACGGATCATCCCATACCCAAATAGGCCACTTCCAGTCGTTGTCAGCATACATCTCAAGTCGGCGCGTGACTTTATCCCACACATACCAGACCTTGGTCATGCACGCTTTATCAAACTGATCAGCGGTATCAAAGCCATACGCGCTATACGCGTTATCCTTCTTACTGAACAGGGAGAACTCTTTATCATCTCCACTTCTACCACCGCCAGTGAGCACGTGCGTAGGCTCAAAGATCGACTTCACTTCATTCGAGTCAGGGGCCTTCTCACCATAGATCGCATTGATATACTCAGTCGGGAGCATATCCTCAATCATCATCCAGTTTGCATCATTTCCACTAGGATCACTGCTATTCGGATCGATCAACACCTGATGCGGCAACCTGATCCGCACATACGGACCACTTGGTTGCAGAAACTCAACCTTCTCTTCTAGTGCAGTGAGTGCAGCCTCCACCTCCCTGATCTCTTTATCATCCTTCGCCTTAGCTAATTTATCAGATAGCGCCTGCAAGTCTGTAGCTGCTTGCTCACTACTCTTGTCCTTCTGCGTATATCCAACCTCAAACCACGCGCGGTTGGTCAGCAACGCAATGACCACATTACGTTTCGCTTTCGGTTTAATGTTCACACCTGGTGCGAACTTCATCCTGAACAGTGCGTCTACCAGCTTCTCAACCGCACGTGCAAATGCATCGCCTTTTGCATCCATGTCGAGATCAGAACTAGGTCGTGCTGTCACCGTGACGATTGGGTTCTTCGCATACAGGTCAGGCAACTGCGCATTTATATTCGAGAAGACAATGTTCTCAGTAGAAGAGAACCGTTCATTGAGTCGGCGCGCGATATGCCGATTGCCAGCAACATTGGCATCTGTACCATCACGATGATCAGACTGATCATGATTATAATAGCGAATAGCTTCATCCCACGCATCGATCAGATCCTTCATTGCCTTCTGACTTGTATCCTTCCTACTGCGCCACACACCACCACGTTTGCTGCTTACAGGAATGCGGCTATCAGGCATTGCCTTATACACGGCTGGAGCTTCAGCCGGAGCGGGCATGCCAACATCCGCTTGAACAAGCGACTGCTCAAGTGTGTCACCACTCGTATCGAGGTTGAGTTGGGGATCGTCCTGTTCAAAGCTACCACTCATCTACTTCAACCCCGAATGATAAAACCAAACACACGCCAACCAACCAGGAAGAACAACAAGAATCCAACTAACCAACCACCGCGATCCCAATACGGTTGCCCCGATGGCGTAAAGTTACCAAACGCCCAGAACAGTATCCATAATAACATGATAAGCCAGAAGATAAATCCGATGTCCATCGCTTAGTCCTCCCTTATCGATGTCTTGCCTTTGGACCACGTTGCTGTGCACGTTCAATCTCATGCCATGCCATATACGCAGGCACAGCATTCGGCTTGCCAGTATACCTTGCCAACCTAGGACGCTGCGTCATCGCATACTTCCACATGTCCATGGCATGATCGTTCCGATCCACAGGCTTATCAGTTGTCTCATCACTGCCATCACGCTGGAAGTAGTACTCAGTCACTTCATCAATGAACCACTGACACCTATCAGTGACGTAGAAATGTGGAGCCATATGCAAACCCGTGATTGGGTTCTCATGCAGCGGTAGCGGAGTCAGGTACTGCCAATTCTTACTAATGCCTGCATTGATATCATTGTTACCACGCTGCATCCTGATCCCCTCTTCAGCGAAGATCGCAGCTACGGTTTCACCAACCGTGCGGGCACTACCTGCCTTGCGCCTGAATACATCAGGATCAGCATAGATCGCATCGAGTTCATCATCCTCAATCCGATACTCAGCACGCATCGTGGCGATGTGCTTCGCGGCCATCGCTATCGTTAGTTCCGCGATACGAAACCCATCCAACAGGATCGTGTTCGCATCATCATCCACGAAGAACAGTCCGTAGCAGCTATGGCGAGACAACCCGTGGTCATAACCCTCTATGAAGGATGGCTGGAAACCAGTCATGCGTAACTGCCTAAGATAGTCACGCGCATCCTGGTGCTTCAACACATGCACAGTCTCATCAAACTGCGGATAGATCAGACCACTCAACGCACCCCACTTACCATACACAAACCGCTCACGCATACTACCAGTGTAGGTGGACAACATACCACGGATGTAGTCACTGCCTACGTTCTCTTCGTTCTCATACGTGCTACCCTCGAACAACTCAATGAGTGGGACAGGCTTACCATCTACCAGCAGCGGCTTGCCTTCGTTATCCACTTCACACATCAGCTTGTCGTTGACGACACCACGCTCAGTGAAGTCATGCAGCGGCTTCACAATCTCACGATAGCACCAGTTGCGTGTCGGGTTCAACGTAGCCATGAACCAGCGAGGACCAACACGCGGCATACCTGGTTCATCACCCATATACTCAGTGTTGCCACGCAACCGACCCATTAGGTCCATGAAGTCCTTATGACTAAACTCTGGGTCCTCAAGCTGATCCACTACGATCCAGTCATATGTTGCGGATAACAAGTTGGATTTCGAGTCCTCCGTCTGTTTCCCTTGTTGTGCAACATACCTGAAGTTGATAGTTGAGCCATTCTTCAAAATCAACGTATTCTCGTCCCTTGACGGCATACGCTTGATCCAAGCAGCGGGACACCATTGCAAGAACTCTCTTCTTATGGTGTCGTTCAACTTGGGATAAGTGGAACGGGCTATCAAACCATTGCACCCTGGATAGTCCTTGCATAGCTTCAGTGCCTTGATGCATGTAGCCGCAGTCTTGCCATTACCGAACCCACCACCGATGAACTGCACCTTCTTCATCGACTGATGAAATCGGTCGTGCATCCCACCTTCGATGATCTTGTAGCGTTTAGCCATTACTGCATCTGCCCCAACTGCGCAGTGCTAGCAGCGGTAGCAGTGATACTGGTCGCCCCAGGTGGGATAGTAATCACAGTGTCAGTGGTTGCAGGTATCACCAACACATTACCACTATCGAACGTGTACGTCGTACCACCAGGCACACGCATGTGGCTGTAGAGCGAATAGCTATTACCATTACCACTCACATCCACCATCATCGGCAGTGCAACAACCGTAGCTGCACCAAGCACCAAACTCCGTCCTGCTACGAATGCCATTACACTACTCCCTGTTCATCTCTATAGTCGGTACAACAGCACCGTCGCGGCGAACTATCTCAATAACCAAACCACCATCCATCCTATGACGATGCTCAACAACGTCGCTTGGGCGATGACCACTACGATCAAGGATATCTCGCGCAGCAGCCATCCTGTCAGCGCGCGTGCCTTCTTCCATTGCACGGACCACAACCTCCGCTGCTTGCTTTGCCTTCTTCACAAACAGTTCACGGACTACGTTCGTCTCACTATCCAACACACTTCGCACAACAGCGTCATGCATCTGCGTGTACGCATCACCCTGCTTGATCCTACTGATCTGCGTCGTAGTGAGTTTGGTAGCGATAGCAATCTCTTCGTCATCTAACCCAAACAGCGTATAACTCAGTATGACACTGACTGCATTCATAGTCTGTGGAACTTCGGGCAACTCGCTCAACTTGCGCCGAGCAGCGGTCACTATTCGTTGCGCTTCCGGACCAGACGGCACCTCGACACCACCCTCTGGAGGAGAGAAACCTGTGGATATTTCACCTTCGGGATAAACCACCCGGCCATCCGAGAGACGCAGTGGTTGGTTGTATAACACATCA